ACTCCTAGTTCAAGTAACTTTAACTTTTCTTCCAACTTGATAATGATCTCAACGTCACGAATGTTATATTCAATAAATTTCTGGAAGTTTAGTCGATATAAGGTATGGAGATTATCATATTCATCATAGGCAATCTTACCTTCACCCAACTCAACTTGAGCAATGTTATCCAACCGATACGATTCTTGCGACTTACCACCAGGAGCATACCATTTGTATAGTTCGATATAATCAAGTGAGGCAACACCAACAAGATAGTATTCGGTCATCTCACGACCATTGATGATGGCTTTTCGTTCTGAAATATAATTCCAAGGAGATAGTTTCTTGGTTGCATCTTCTCCAAGAAGTTTCTTAAAACGATTTACGATGTATGGTATATCAAAGAACTTGGTATTCCAACCAGTAATGATGTCAGGACATTTACTTGTCCACAAGGCCATGAATTGTTTACATAAAGAATATTCATCTTTACATTTCACATAGATTTCTTTACCTTGTGTTTCATAGATTCCACAACCAAAGACATAGGTCTCACCATTAAGATATTTCACACAAATGGCTGTGATAGGTTCATCTGCTTTATATGGATCAGGAAACCCATTCTCAGAACCTACCTCGATATCGATTACGGCAATTGAAATTTTCTCATAATCATAGTCGACCATACCATTGTGTTCATCGGCAATAAAAGCATATTCAAAACGAGTTTGACCATAGATTTTAGAGGCGTTAGCCACACCATCAAATTGCTTGATAAAATCTCTGGCCGATTTGGTATTGCCAAAGATTTTCTGGTCGAGGTAATCACCTTCGAGTGTGGTGAAGTTTGTTATTTTCTTGGATGGCAAATACAAAGATGGAGAATACTCTATCTTATCTTTGATTCTTTTACCATCAACAACACCCCGATAAAGGATGTTGTTACCAAAACATTGGACATTTGTGTAGAATTTTGTCATTAACCTGTAATAATTTGTTTTTGTGGAGGTACAACAAGGCCGGAACCAAAGATTTGCTTGTAATTATTAACAAAATCTTCTGCCGGTACATAGGAGTATACTACATGTTTCTTGGCCAAGGCAACCGTGGCACCAGTCTTTTGTTCGGCATGAAGTGGGAATGGAGAGAATCCAATATTAGGTTGGCCATCTTTACCACGGACTACCGTGATACCTACTGGATTGACAATGACAAATTCAGTTTCGGATTGAGAATCGATCTCACCTAAGATATCTTCACCGGTGATTAATTTTAAAGCAATGATTTCCATGTTATTTCCTTTTTATTATAAATACTTACAATGATTTGAACATTTAATTATACTATTTTTTATCCTTTTTGTCAACACAATAATGGTATACTTAGATGCCCGATCCAATATCTGCTGGCGGCCAGACCGCTGTTTCCTCTTTGAAAAGTGCGCAACAAGTTGGTAAACAACTAGGCGCTGTGGTTGCTGATCAACAAGCCGACATGGAAAAATCGGTCCAAGAACAGCATAAACAAAGGCTCTTGGCACAAAAAAGAAAAGACTATGAGCACTCAATAGAAGAGTTTAGAGCCTTTGAAAGATATGAGAAAGATAAAGCTCACGAAAAAGAAATAGCAAAAATTAAAGCTCAAGCCATTGCAAAATATGGTGCTGGTGCTTGGAATGAAATTGAATCATTAAAACAGAAATTGAAAAAAGAAAAAGAAGAAGAAGCAAAATTAATGGACAAAGATCGTGAAAAGGTCCAAGAATTATTCTGGTGGTGTATGACGGCAGCAGCTTTAATAACATATTTTTTTAAGTTGTATAAAATATGAAAAAATTGCAACCAACAGTTTTTATTTTAGTTTTGATTCTTTGTTTGGTATTAATGGTAGTTGAATCGGGACACGTTTTCAAATAAACTAAAGTGAGGTTATTATGTTATCTAAAATTGTTTTTATATTTTGTTTTTTAGGAATGTCGTTGTTAATGATAATGGAATCTTTAGCTAAGTTTTAGCCTATCTTCCTCTTCCCGCTTTTCTCATCACATTAGGTTTTGGAACAAACTTAGGTTTATTAACCTTTGGTGCTGGTCCTACTGGCTTTAGATCACGAACCTTTTTTAATTGTTCTTCACGAAATTTTTTGTCATCAGACATATTTTCTCCTTAATAGATAAAAACAACTTCCGTAATGGGGATAACATAATCTTCATCGGCTACCTTAACCGCTTTATTCCAATTCACCAGTAACTCATCACCAATCTGTACTTCATCAACTTTAGGACCAAGAGCAACAACTTTTGCACGGTCTGGTGCTTCTGTGTACTTTAGAATGATACCTGATGCCGTCTGTTTCTCTGCGGCGATTCTTGTCACAATGATATTATTTTTTAATGGTTGCATAATTTTCTTTCCGCAATAGCTCTTTGAATTTTGTTGATATGTTTTTTACGAGCACCTTCAAGTAGTTTCTCTAACTGTTCAATATTCAACGGACCTAATCTCTGTTTACCATTTTTGGTCAACATTGGATTTTTCTTTTTAGATTTTGCAACAGCCATAATATACCTTTTAAAAGTGGAGCGGGATATTGGAATCGAACCAATAACGAGAGGTTGGAAACCTCTAGTTTTACCATTAAACTAATCCCGCATGGACTACATTAGCCACAGTTTCTATGTTTGCTACCGATAACTCGGTTCGTCTAATGCAGTTTAAACTGGAGCGGTGGTCTGCTATGCTCAGATAATATAAGAGGGTATCTCACATCGTACTATTACACACCGCATATTACTTTTCTTTATCTTTTCTTGCCTTACCTTTTGCTTCAATTCTGGCAAGTAAATCTAATAATTCTTTTTTAGTTAACATTCTACCCCAAGAAGGAGTGTTATTTGCTTTTTCTGTCATATGTAACATGATATCATTACTTATACATCATTGTCAAATGGTTATAGCAAAATATACCAAAATAAACTTTACTATAACCACTCTTCTTAGACTTCTCTAAACGCCTTACTGCTTTGTTACTTTTACGATGAACTCCAGCCTTACGAAACAATGCCAACTTGACAAGATAGTTTCGTGGTTGAGGAGTAGTTTTCTTTTTCATGATACTCTCCTGTTGATAATACTTTATAAACTTATTGTGGGGGTTTCCAACCTAGAGATTCTGGAACAATCTGACTGTCCGGATCTTGAATGCCAAAGAATACTTCCCACAATTTCTCTTTTATTGCGAACTTACTAAACAAACCAACTTCTGTTCCAAATGCTTCTATTTCCCAAGGCTGAACCCAATAATCCATACTATCAGAATCAACCTTCTTTCCTTTCCAACGAGTTAATGTTTCGTTGGTTTCATTATAAGCATATTGCTTAATGTGTGTCATTTCGTGTGCCAAGGTTTTTAATATCTCAGCTGCACCAATTCCAGGATGAAGTTCAATTTGAAACTCTCTCGCCTTACGACTTTCATTGTACTCTAAAATTTCAGCGTAACCATAGGCCTCAATCTTAGGATTAAATCTAATCCGTAGATAGATATTTTCTCTTAACTTTGGTGATATAAGTTGTTCAGCATAAAATACAGCAGCTCGTTTTACATACGGCCTGAAGTGCTTTTTATCGGGACAACCAACTATACTTAGCTGCATTTGGGGCCTCTCTCCTTAGTAAATTGACCCAATACAAAGCTATTTAGGAACCAAACTCTTTTCACCAGGTGAAATCACAATACTACTTTAGATACCATTATAACACACTTCTCCAAGAAAGTCAAGCCGTCTGTCTACTACCATTCACCATTATCAAACCATAAACGAATTGTAACAGGCAACAATTCAATCACCAAAGCATCTTGTTCCCAAGCTTCATTCGACTTGTTATAATTAAAACTAATTCTCCAATGAAATGGATTTAATTTAAAAGTAATATTACAACCAGAGTACATTAGCCAATCAATCATTATATTCCTAACTGAGATTTAATATATTTGTCTTTCAACATATCTGGTATGTTTAGATATGGTTCTTCTAATAGAAAAGGACAAGGAGATCCCCACCTGTTTTCATTTAAAAAATATCTCAATAAATTTATATGATACTTATTTCTTGGATCAAACAAATATTTTGGATTGCCCAATGTTTGTTGCTGTGTTAGAAAACTCATTTAATATACTCCACATTATCTTTGCGCATGTAAAAAACCACCTGATTTTTTTTTGGATCAGGTACTTCTCTAACTACGGGAATAAAAGTTATACCTTCAATCTCATTGGTTGACCAATTCGAATAAGTGTAATAGACATCTTGATTCGTTTTTGAACGAACCTTTTTAAGAATGGCTTTACCGCCAGTTGTCATGGCAATATAACCAGGTCGAGAGGGTTTAGTTTTGTTCCAGTTTTTCATGATATAATTATAACTCAAAAGGAGGGGGCTGTCAAGAGCCCCCTGTATTATCTACCGTTTGGGTAGTTCAATTGTTCCCATTCCTCATCGGATACAGGCCACCAGTTACTCATCTTTTGATTTTACGGCAATCTTCTTTACCGCATCCTGTGCTTTTACCATGGCTTCTAACCAGATTTTAAGCATACCATTAGTAATTACGGCATCCTTAATCTCTACCTTATCGGCAAGAGTAAAGGTACGAGAAAAATTACGGTTGGCAATACCTCTGTAGATGAAACTAGCCGGATCTTCTTCAGATTCAACTGCAGAACCTTTGATTACCAATTTACTACCGTCTAAGGTAACTTCAATATCAGTTTTAGCAAAGCCAGCAACTGCCAGTTCGATGACATACTTGTTGTCTTTTACTTGTTTGATATTGTATGGAGGGTAGCTAGTTGTTGCTTTAGCGACTGTTTCAGATACTTCACGGATTTGGTCCAATACGTCATCGAAACCAACTGTGAACGGATCCAAAGTTTTGTGGAGGGAAGCCCATTGTGGGATTAAAGATAAAGTTGTGCTTGTCATAGATTTCTCCTTAATTAAGCGAGTTACATTAAATTAAGATACCCCGAAGGCATATCTGGTTTATACTGGTTACGGTATCCAGCGGCATCGTAACGTCATGCCCGCTTTAAAACGCTTCGTAAACTTAGCGGTCCTAAGGTGAAGCCAGTATAATCTTATTTATACTAGAAAAGTAAATAGTCCAGCGGTTATTAATAATAAACCAGCCCAACTACCTAGTGCTTTATAATATGTTTTGAGTGGTGTACCAAAATAACGGTTACCAACCATAACACATTTATGCGTAGGACTTAATAAGTAACCAGCATAATCTACTGCAAAGAACCACATAAAATATTCTTGGCCAAATACTTGAGCCATCAATACGGCGATTGCAATAAACTTACCGCTACTACCCATCAGGAAACTTACAACAAATCCAACAAGCGAAATCAAGGTCATACCAATTAAAGAGTGTGGGTCAAAACCCGAACCTTTAATGTATGTAATAAATTCGTTATTGTAGGATTTAAAGAAGTTACCTAGAATGATAACTGCGGCGACTGTACCTAATACTTCCCAATTCACATAACTTAATAATTTTGGAATACGCCATTGTTGTGTAATAAAAACATAATACAATGCCAACAAACCAAAAATTATAAAAACATTATCTTTACCGCCACCATAAATGTAAGCACCCAAGGCAATAAACATAGGAAAGACATTACGCATTACTGTGCTGAGTTTGAAGGTGTCTGGTTTGATAACCACATCTTCTTCTTTTACTTCATGCCAAATATACCAAGAAATAAAAATAAAACTAACAATCAGTAATGGTGCAATCATGCCCATAAATGTTGCATAGGTAAGACCAAATGCTGCAATAGGAAGAACAACTGTTTTCTCTAAAGGTGACCACATATAATAGTGGTGTGTCGATAGATAATCAACGATGCCCATCTTCTCACGACCTGGACCATTTTTTGGAACTACGGTGTCTAATAAACCTGCTGATACTGTTACTCTGCCTTCAATTGGTAAAATACCGCCAATAGCACTTAGAAGAACAACAACAAATTTATTAGAACGGAAGGTGTTCTTAATATAAGAGTACGCTGGGGCAAAAAGAGAATACTCTTTGGCTAGTCCAGCAGCAATCATTATAAAGAATACCATCCATAGATAGCCTAGGCCATCTAATAGTTTTAATACATCCATATAATACTCCTCAAATCAAATGCACCACAGAATCATGGTATAATCATATTTATTACATCAATTAATAGGCGCCTGGTTTTTTACCAATATTGTATTTTGGTACCAGTTCCCAATCATCTTTTTCTTTATGAGATAGTATCTTAATCTGTGATAGAAAAATAGGAGGAGGATTCTCTGCCTTATCTCTATTGATAATCTTTACCAGTCCCCAATCTTCCAATAACTTAGCAATTGCATTTCTACGAGATAAATCGTTTTCAGAAATGTCACTAGGCTTACCATCCAAAGCAAATAGTTCTTTGAAATGTACGATATAATATCTACCTTGTTTATGTAAGATATGGCAAGATTGGTATAAAATTCTGTCTTTTTTGGAAGCCACACCGATTCGTGTGAGAGTTTCACGCACTTTGAGGAAATCGTCCTTCTCACCTAATGTAACTTCAACCAAATCTAAAATTGAAATCATTACTTGTTCACTCCGCCTTTTGCTGTTTTTATTTTTATTTCAGCGAGTTGTTCATCATTTAGAATTCGTAAGGCTTCCTTGGCTCTTTCATTAGAATAGCCAAAATATTGCTTCACACATTCTATATCTTTGTCGACCTCTGATTTCTGCCACGGTTGAAATTTCCGTTTCATTGGTCTTATGGTATTTAGAAGATATGAATATTGCATATCGGAGTCAAGCCCCGTATGAATATTCATCTCATTCACATATAGAACACAGTCCATATGATACGACAAAGCACGATTTACAACAAAAGGTTTGTAATCCTTGTAATCATATTCATCTTGAAAAACAGACTTCTTCTTCTCCAGTATAGACGGAAGAATCTCTTTGAATAAATCTGGCATTATTTGAACTCACAATCCACCATAATTTCTGTCAGACAAGCAACCATATTAATCTCATGATCAGCCACGAAAGCTGCCTGATATTGATACTTAGCAAGAATCAAAACTAGTTGAGGAACGGATTGAGGTTTCAATACCTCATAAAGAGTATCGTATAGTTTACGATAGATTTTGACCGGATCATTGTCAAGGTTAGCAGTAACCCATTTACGAGTTGAGCCAAAGTCTTTAGATTTTAAAGCTGTAATGAGGGTATCAAGTTGAATGTCAGCAACATTAGAAAGAATACCAGAATCAATTGTGCCAGAAACCGAATATCGTTGCAGTTCATTAAGAACCCTACGATTATCAGGAAAGTGTTTTGTGATAACTGCCGCAACGACATCTTTTGAATAGGTGATATTTTCCTTTTCAAGAATCCATTCAACTCTTTTAAAGAATTGAGCAGCCATTTTTTGTTTGGCGCCATTGATTTTAAAATCGACCACAGAACAACGAGAGTGGATTGGATCGATGATACGATTCTTATAATTACAAGTGAATATGAACGAACAGTTTGAGGAGAACTCTTCAATCGCTCCACGCAATGCTGGTTGAGTTGAATTAGGATTAAGATAGTCGGCCTCATCAATGATAACAACCTTCCGGCCACCAGCAAGAGAAACTGATGAAGCATAGTTCTTAATCTTTGTCCGAAGGA